CGCTTACGTCTCTATTTTGGGCAAACATTCCGCCCTGGGCGCCGCCAGTAAATGAAGAGCCACCGCCAACACCTGAGCTTCCAACTGAAGAGCCACCGCCACCGCCGCCACCTCCGCCTTTTGAACCTCCTAAGCTTTTAGCTTTATTTGAAACAAAACCAGCCAAGGCTATCAAAGCAACTCCAGCACCAATCGCAACGGCTGGATTAAGGGTTTGCAAAGCTTTTTTAATGCCTTCAACTGCAAGTCCAGTTGCAATGGCTAATTGTCCAAGTTGATTTAAAATTCCAGCAAGACCACCAAGCAAAGCGGCTCCTCCAGCTTTTATTACATTACCACCACTTGCCAAAGCGTCCCCAATTGCAAAGGCAAAATCGCCAAGAGTTTGTTGCGCTCCAGTTTCAATAATTCCAGCAACTTGAGAATTAAATTCACTTAATCTTAAGACAAATGCAGTTAATTTTGAGTCGTCAATATCTGCTATTTCAGGAGCAATTTGAATTTTGCTTAAATCAATTTCTTGCAACTTGCCTAAAGATGGGGCAAGCTCAGAGGTAATTGTTTTTAATTTATCAAATGCATCGTTTCTTAGCTTGTTTCCTAATTCAGTTTGAGTTATTAATTCGTCCTCAAGTTTTAATTCTTTTTCTTTTTCAGAATTTAGAGCTTTTGAGCTTTCAACTTTTACTTTAGCAAAATTTGCACCTTGTGAATTAAAGTCAACAATAGAAGACTCTAATTTTATATTTTGCTCTGCTAGTCTTGCCCTTTCTTGCGCACTTGTAACTTGTTCGTCTATTAAGTCCTTAATTTTAGATTCAATACTTGCCGCCTCGGAAAATGCAGCCGAACCAGCACCGCCAGCCGCCGCTCCTATTGCTCTTCTTTGCTCGTCTTCTCTTCTTGCTCTTTCTTGGTCTTGTAATTTTTTACTTATTTCTATAGCTCTTTGCTCTTCTTGTAATAAAAGAGTTAAAGTATCGGCGGTGTTTTTATCAATTTGAGATGAGAAAGCTTTAGCCTTTGCCAAAGCTAAAATATCATTAGTTAAGGACTTGTAAGCATTACCAACGTTTCCAGTTAATATTTCCTCATCGCTTAAATTCTTTAAATATTCAGGCGCTAATTTTCTTAATTCATTAACTGCTGCTAACCTTTTTTCAAGACTTAATGTCGTGTTCTCGGCTTGTACTTGCAGCAACTTATAATTGGAAATTTCCTTTTGGGCGTTAATTTGTCCTTGTAGGGTAGCTTTTGCAATTCCATCTAAATTTTCTCTAAATTCTTCTAATTGGTCGCTTAAAGATTTAGCCGCCTCCTCTGTTTTAAAAAATCCTTTTTGTTGTAAAATAGTAAATACAGTCGTAAGAATAGAAATACCTAATACAAGCGCGTTTCCTGAGCTTAAAATTGACCCTAAAGCGGATTTTAAAGCCGCTCCAGTTGAGCCAGTACTATTTTTTAATACTTGAAAAGAGCCAGCAAGCTGAGTAATGTTGTTACCGACTCCAATAATACCAAATGGCGCGTCTTGAATAATACGAGCAAAGTCAATACCTACTGAATTGTAACCTTGTGTTGCTTGGCCCAATCTTTGTATTTGTGGCGCCGTTGCTTGAGCCGCTTTTCCTAATTTGTCAAGTTGACCAGTCGCGGTATTTACGCCATTGGTTAGACCAACAACGTTTGCCCCAATCTCAACCTCTATTCTTGGATTTGCCATTTCTTTCTAGTTTACTTGCAATTTCCAACAATTTCTTTGCTTTAGCAAAGTCTTGCGGTGTTGACTCTACAGGCTTGCCAAAGTTATCCCAAGGCAAAGGCCAAAGTTTCTTTGGGTCTAGATTAGCTCCCTTCTTTAAATGTGGATGCAAACCAATTACCGCTTGTACTCGCATTGCCTCAATCATGTCTTTTTGGTCAATCTCATGGCCTTTTACTAATGCCTTTAACTCTTTACGGCTTAACGAAAAAAGCTGCTCATAAGGGAGTTTAGTCCGACCTACGAGCAGCATTAAATTTTCGCGAGCTGAATAATCCTCGCTTTCGTCTTCACTTATGTTTTTTTTTCTTGGCTTTCACCAACGCCTAACTCTAAAAGCAAGTCGGCCAAAACATCGTTAAACAATTTCATTACATCTTTGCCCTCAATCCAAACCTTTAATTCGTCTAAACTTACGGGATTTGTTGACTTTCTTAGGCAAGCTACTTTATGGCATTCGTGTAGCAAAGCATAAATTAAATCAATTTTAGGTATTGCTTGACCACTAAAAGCGTCTGAAATCCCTTGTCCTGTAAAATCCTCAAAGTTGGCCAAAGCGCCTAAATTTGGGTAAAAGAAAATCTCCCCTTCTTTAAAAGGAGCTGAATGGTACTTAGCCATATATTTTGTTTAGGTTGGTATTACCGTAATTGTAGGCGCTCCAGCAAAGTCAAAAGTTCCTGAGAAAGATACTTGAGAGTTTCTTTCCGCGGTAATTTCAACTGAGTTTAATTGTGCGTCTACGGTTATGATTTTGTCGCCTGATTCAGTACCTCCAAAAACCAATTCGTACACTTTTCCGATGTCTTCCATCAAATCAAAAGCTGAAAGGTTAGATACTCCAGTTGATGCAAAATCGAGGTCTCCGCTAAAAGAGAAAGAGCCTGATTTGTCGCCGCCTTCTAGTCTTACGCCATAATCGCCCGTGCAATCGTTTCTAACTACGACTGATTCGTTTGAAATAGAGACTGAAGCTGAGGTTTTACAAACGACTGGAAGCGAGTTCCATTCGAAAGTGAAGAAATTTCCTAATTGATATGTTGCCATTGCTTATTCGTTTTAACAAATATACATAAATTTTTATTTACTAAGATACTTGGAAAATATCCAAGGTGTAGGATAATATTTTTTGGTAAGCTATTTGGCTTGAGCCTTGCTCTATTTGAGTCCTACTAAAGTTTTTTCGAATATCTAAAACTTGCAAATCTCCTGGCAATGTCAAATAATCCAAGGTCATTTTTAATTGAATTGCATTGGAAATATTTTCCGAAAGCTTTTTACCTCCATTGCCTTGCGCAAACTTTGTTACAATGTTAATTTGAAACGTTGCGTTTTGTCTAATTGAGCAATCGTTATTTGTTGTTTCGGCCTCGTTTTGGTCTGTTATAAGCACATAAGCCGCCGAGCCTTGGTAGTTAGCTGGGTTAATGCCAGGCGGTAATTCAGTATCGTAAACGGGCAAAGTTACTCCGCTAAGAGTCAAAGGCGAAATTGCTGCAATTACCGCAATTCGTATGTCTGTGGCTATTTCTCTCATCCTAAATCTTTGTTTATCTCGTTTTCAATATCGGTGACTAAATTAGCGGTATTCCTAAAGAAAGCTGGCATTAAATAAGGCTGGCCAATAATTCGGCCTTGTCCGTTTCTGTAAAACCTTCTAGCAATGTCCCTTACTTCTTGCGTGTATTGTGGATTAGATAAAATCTCTCTTGCACTTAATCCAGTTCCAAATTCTAACCAAGCCTCAATCTCAAATACTGGGTCTCCAGATTGTACGCCAACTCTCCAATTTAACCCTCCCTCTTCAACTACTTTGTCAATCCTTTGCTTAATATTTAGCGGCTGGCCTTCCCAACTGCTAGGAGCGTTTCTAATTGCCTCAATCTCAATATCAGTTGCCGTGCTTGCCAAAATATCTTTTACCGCCTCAATTACAATATCGCTTTGCTTGTCCAGGTCTTTTAAAGCGGCGTCTAATCCTTTTACCGTAACCGCCATTACACTCCAACCATATTAATAATGTACTCTTTGTGTTGCCTTTGCTCGTCTAATTGAACGCCAGTAATTTTGTAATACCTGGTCCTATAATATACCTGGTAAAGTTCGCTAGGAATAAAAGAAACTCGGTATTGTATTGCAATTTGGTAAGTATTTGGCAAAACCATTTCGCCAGCTTCTAAAGCGTTTCCGCCTCTAGTTTGGTTAACAGAGGCAAAGGTTGATAAAACGGTTGAGGGAGTCACGGTTGTGCCGCCAGCGCCGTCGCTTATAGCCTGAAAGGAGACAAAGTCAACTTTTTGGTCGTACTTTCCAAAGTTTATCATACGAATAGGTCCGCTCTATATTTTAACTCGGTTGAGATGCTGGCCTTTTGGGCGTATTGCTCTTGTACTGTAATCAAGTTTTGTCTAAAGGCGAAATCAGTTGCAATCCTTTTAAGCATTGCTATTCTAAGGTCTTGAGGCAAAAGGTTTGAATTGTTAAAGCCAGCCGTATAAGTATAATTGGCTACCTCGGTTGTGTCGGTTGTTACGTCCGCCACCCAAGGCCCAATTGGGTAAATTCTTTGTCCTGTTTTGTTATCCGTTACAACTACGTTTCTCTCGACGTAAAGCATTCCGCTGGCCTTCTCGCTTTCAATTCTAGCCGCTGGAATTAGCGTGCCAGTTAGGAGCGTGTCCCAGTCTGAGAAATCAATTTGAAGCCAAGCCTTAGCCTCTGCCAATGTGATTGGCTCGGTTGCTACCTGGTAGTTATATCTAATGTCTACGGGTCTAATTACGCTCATTTTTTCTTATAGTCTTGTTTATCCACTTTTATCCAAACCGCTAAG